AAACTATATCTACATCCAATGTATTCCAACCTTGTGTAAAACCACTAGCTAACCATGTATCGTATTTATTAACATTCTCTAATTTTAAATAATCCTTTAACCAATCTTTAAAATTAGAAACTGTAGGTGCTTTAAAATTGCAATTAAATGTATAATTACCGTATTGCCAAATCATTAACTACCACCATAATCTTGCCCAGTTCCCCAATTACTTGCCCCTCCTACTGAGCCACCCAAATAATTAGGAGATGCATTAGTACCATAAGTATTACCAGTATAATTTATTGTAAAATCATCTTCTCCTGCTGCCATAATATTACCTAAAGCAGTTGTCAATGAATCTTGATAAGCCGATTGAGCATCTTGAAAATCATATTGCATACCTAATACATCAGATTGAAAACCTGCCATAGATTGATTTAAACCAGATTCATATTGATTTTGCACATTGCCTATATTATTAAACATATTTCTATTTTGTGCTCCAAAGCCACTACCACCACTAGCTATTCCCATACCACCTGTCATTCCTAATAAATTTTGTGTACCTGCTAGCTGTTGAGCACCCATATCAAAACCAAGACCAGTTCTTGCCATACCCACTTGAGTATTCATTCTATCAAAAGCAGTTTGAAGTTTTTGAGTATCTGGTAAAAAAGCTAAAGATGATTCATCTAAGCCTTCTATATTTATACCTCTTGATTCTAAAAATGATATAGGATTTTGACCAGATGGATCTGTAAAGTCTTGACTTAAATAATTATTAATATTTGCACTTCCCCAATTATAATTATATTGATTTGGATTAGTAGGATTATAATTAGCCGAAACTTGACCAGTGTCAGATAATTGTCCTAATTGAGTAGGATTGAAACTGGTATTATATTGATTAAGTTGTTCATCAAATCTTGGCATATTAATTACCTCCTGTAAGCCATGCATCTAATTGATTTAAATTCATATTAGCAGCTTGTTGATACTGATTCCCATATGCTCGATTCATAGCTTGCTGAGCCATTCCAGTCGCATTTTGATTGCCTCCAAAAAGGCTACTAACATTAATTGGCCCTGTTCCAGAAGGGGCAGGTTGAGTAGCAAGATTAAGAAAATTATTAGGAGTAGCAGTTGTGCTTGCTACTGCTGTATTCATAGTGGGAGCAGCTATATTAGGCACACTAGCAGGAGTCATAGTTGCAGGCGTAGAAGGAAGAGTCATTTGAGGGGGAGGAGGCCCTTGAACAGGTAAAGGCATTGCTCCTTGCATAGGAGCTTGAATAGCCCTAGCTGGAGCTATTAATGTATCAGAAGATCCTAAACCAGCAGGTTGATAAGCTTGCGCTGCTGCTATATCTGCAGGAGCACCTTGCGATAATAATTCACCTGAAGCTGTTGTCATAGGTTGACCAGAACCAAAACCTAATTTAGCTCCAGCTTTTCCTAATGATTTTTGTATCATTGGGTTTGCATAAGCAAATGCACCTGCTTTTAATCCTGTATTTAAAGCTTGACTTAAAATATTTGTATTAAGATTGTCTTGAAATTGATTGACATTTTTTCTGTATCTATCTTTTACAGCTTGGCTAAACTCTTTAGTTTTGCCTGTTAAAGCATCTACATTTTGACCAAGCTTTATAGCATCGTGTTGCCTTCCACCACCAAGATCAGCACCTATCCTAGCTCCTCCTAAAGAGCCTAAACCAGCACCAGCGCCTATTATTAAAGGCATTGCTAGTCCACCAGTTGCTACACCTAAAGCACCTGCAAGAGCGCCTGCTCCTAAACCTCCAAGTAAACCTCCAACTCCACCGCCCATACTAGACCAAAAACCACCTTTTTTTTGCCTAGCATCTTCTTTATCATATTTTTTTTGCAAATTTTCTTGCGTTTCTTGCATTTGCTGTTGCAATAATAATTCACTCATTCCCATTTTAAACTCCTATTAAAATTTTACTTCTACTCGCCAAACTGATGAAATCCAATAACTATTATAAGAACCACCTAAATTACTATTAAATTCTATTCCTATTCCACAAAGTAATCCAGCATCTACTACTGGCATATTATCAAAATCACTTGTGTTTAATTCAAATTTTGTATTTGCTGCTATTGCACCTACACTAGACACGTCATACGTAGCAGTTGCAATAATATCTTCTACTTGATCTCCGTCATCACTTTTTTCAACAGTAATAATTACATCATCAGAAGATGTTATTGATGCAAATCTCATTAATATTTTATGTAATGTCATTTTAAATGGAGCAACAAAAGCTGAAGAGGATAGAGTCATACCTGTTGATTCACCCCCATCTCCCCAAGGAATATAATGCTTAGTTGTTATATCGCTAGCTGAATCTAAAAAATTGTGAACAAATACACGGTAGTCTATAAAGCTATTTTTGTACTCTAATGCATTTACTGTTAACTTTTTTTCTACAAACATATTGCCATCTGTTGACATATCAGAAGACCATAGTAAACCATTGTGTTTTAAATACTTTCTTAAAGGTTTATTCTTACCTTGAAAAATAACTTCCTGACCTTCACGTAAAGAATTAACCGAAGGAGGAATGTTAACAGATTGTATTTTATCTTGCTTAAGATTTTGATTTCTTCTAGAAATTCTATCTGTACTAAAATTTGGCATTATGTAGCTGCTACCTTTCTGCCTCTAATGACTCTATATTCAATAGATATATCATTAATATCTAATGAGGTAAGAGCAGTATCACTTTCAAATATTAAACCAAAACTTTGACATACTACTCCACCAGTTATTTCCCATGTACCTATTTCCCAATCTGAAGCACTATCTGCGGTAACTGTACTAAAAGAAGTAGCTGAACCAAATGCAGGAATAATACTATTAATATAATACTTTAAGTTTGAAGAAATATCAGCACTACTTTTATATGTTATCATAACTTTGTATACCTTCTTAATAGAAGATGGATCTCCAAAATCAATATCTTTTGTAGTAAATGTAACGTTATCTAAAGAAGAGCTAAGAGTTCTATCTGTTCCATCATAGTAATACCAAGCTGTATGTGTTGAATCTTTTACTCCATAAAAAAGATTTCCATCATTAGGGTTAATAACCATATTGGTATATGAACCAGTAATTAAATTTGCTTGTTTTACATATGAATTTTTCTTTAAGTCAAAAATAGCTCCAGTAGTAGATGAAGAATGTGTATTATGCTGTATTAAAATGTGTGCATTAATTGGATCATATGAAATAATACTTGATGCTGTAATTTTAGGTTTCCAATAGGAAGGATCTACTTTATTTTCAATTAAGTTTTTTATTCCACTTCCACTATACAAATACAATCCATAAGGATTAATCCATATTACTCCATAAGGAGTTTCTTGTACTGCCTCTGGATGAAGAACTCCCATCCATTTATAAGACTCTTCTAAAAACCAATTTGCATCACTAGGAGAAGCTATGTTAATTAACTGCATACTTCTTTCTTTAAAAGCAAGTAGCCTATCAGCATATTCTGATAAAGCTATATAGCCATCAGAGTCTCCACGAACAGCTTCAATTATATTCATTTCAGGAAATGTATCGTATCTATTTGGCATAGAATACATAATTCTATCAGGAAATTTTTTAGGAGTAGTAGCTCCTGCTGAATCTGTTTCTACGTATTGTATATTGCAAACAAAAACTCTGCTATTTGTTACAACTGCATCGCTCCAAGATTCCATTTGATAACCAAAAGAATTGGTTTTTACGTCTGCTTGAAAACCATTAATGACTTCATAAGTAACAATAGATGGATCTTGTGATTGAAAATCTCCAGAAGAAGTTCCAAGTAAATATGTTTCTGCACCTGCAACAGAATTAGAATACGTACTTGTTATTCCTAATACCCAAGAATACCATTCAGCATCTAAAGAAGTTCTTCCACCTTTTTCAAAATCCATATCTACTAATAACGCCCAAGGATCTCCACTATTTTCAACTCGAATATAAATTCTTCCACCAGTAATTCTATGGTTATAATTATCTTGCCCTTTTGCTATTACTCTCATATCCAATGATTTTAAATCAGTAATTTGAGCAGCAGTTAAATTTTCTGCATATACTTTTAACAAAGACTCTTGATTGCCATCATAAATAAAAGATTGAGCAAATTCAAATTGTTGACCAGTGCCAATACTATAGGTTCCTTCATCATCACTTGATTTTATAAATAAACTAAAACCTTTCCCTGCATCTAAATTGCCTATTTGACCATTTACTGTGCCATCAGCTAAATCACTAGCTGGGTAAACATGTCCATCAGTAGGAGGCTCTAATCTATTGTTGTGTTGTTCATATCCAAAAATAGGATTTGCAGCTCCTGTACCTAACCATTGTGTAAAATTAATTAAACCAAACCATTTAATTACATTGCCGTTCGTTTTTAAAGTATCGCAACATCGAATAGCATTTTCTGTTTTATAATAACGAACTTGCATTTCACTTGCTGGAGAATAATTAGCACTTGGTGCTGGGCGTAAATCTATTTTAGCATTTGCAAATGGAGGCCCATAATCTCCAACTGCCCATGTAGTTGAAGGATTTACTCTAGTATATACAGCAATATTACCTGTTGGTGCATCTGCATTTAAAATTAATGTTTCACCTGTAGATTTAATACCAGTTATTGTGGCTCGAACATAATTTTCTGTCGTTACAGGCTTATGTAAATAAAGACTAGAGCCATTATTGCCTGCCGATGCTGTTCCAATAATTTGATATAAACCTTCATTTGCGCTGTTGCCACTATTTAAACTAACTATTAACCCTGCATTTACTTTTGCATCTGATATTTTTATCCAACTACCTACGGGAAAACTGCTTACTAAATTAATATTATTATTATTAGAATCGTTTGCGTTACCATACGCCCATGCTGTAAGTAAATTAATATTGTCACCTGCAGAATCTGTAGTTGTAGAAAAAAACAAACCACCACT